CAGTGCCGTAGGAGATATTGTATCTCAGGTTCAATCTACAACTGATGCGGCAGTAGACTTTTTAAGCCAAGGAAATTCTTTAGCAGAAGCTGCAATTCGTGCTGGCGGTATGAGTATGTTAACTCAATTTGTTACTACTGGCGAAGTTGACATGACTCAAGCAGCAATAGCAGCAGTTATATCAGGCGGGGCTGAAGCCGTTCAACAACTTGCAACAGCGTCTGGGCAACCTGTTGATGAGTTTATGGCCGACTTGCAAGAACAAGATGAGTTTGTACAGGCTGCAATAGACGCAGATATTAAAGATCCGTTTTTGAATCCTAACTACACTACTGTAGGTGATGGGTTAATAGTTAATCCAGCAGGCGATGTATTTAACTACGCTGGTGATGACTTAGGCAATATGTCTACATTAGACACGAACAATGATGGTCAGTTATCAGGAGTTGATTTACAAGAAATTACTACTGATGTTACAGCTAAAAACATTTATAACTATCAAATGGATGATCCTGTTTATATTGATGAAAACGGAGTCCCGGTAAACCCGAAGCTGGTTGGAGTTGGCCCTGATGGATATGTTGGTTATGACGCTGCTGGAAACAAAGTAACAGTTACTCAAAAATATTATGATGAAGTATTTGGTGGTGGTAAAGGTGATTTAGTTTGGACTTCTGAAGGCGGGACAGACGGTTACATTAGTTACGAAACTGGTGAGCTAGCTTACAAAAAGGTTGCTACAACTCAAACACTTTATGACGCAGAGGGAAATCCGTATGAGTCTGAAGTTACGCAATGGGTTGATGCTCAAGGTAATGTAGTAGAAGATCCTCAAACGGTTGACGAACTAACTATGATAGCAGCTAAGGCTATTGATGAGCCTTTAGAGTCTGTTACATATTTTGATCAAAGTGGTACTGCTATTAATTATAAGTATCCTCCTGCTGGGTTACAAGATAACTTTGAACAAGGTCAGTTTTCTGGTCTTATTTTTGGACCTAATGGTGAAATTAGTGAGGTGTGGTACGATCCTCAAACTAACACTGAGTATGTTAGAGCGCAAGGCACTACTAAAATTACTGCTATTAGAACTCCTGATACTCCACCCGAAACAGTAGAAACTAAAACTACTACCACTGATACAACACAAGCAACGACTGCTGACGAAGATGGTGGTGGTGTAGAGGTTGCGAGCACTGCCGCTGAAGATGTTGCAGGAGCAGGTACTAGTCAAGAGGTAAGCACTGCTATAAACAATGCAGTTAACCAAGGTGCTTCTAGTTCTGCTTTGTCTGCTGCCATAAATGCTGCTCTTTTAGCTGGAACTATAACTCCAGAACAAGCCGCTGCTGCTTATGATTCAATAGGTACTATAGACATAACAACCACTGCTGATGGTGTACCTGTAGATGCAGGAAGCGAAGTTGCTGTTGATACTACTACAGGCGGTGGGCTATTAACTGGTGGAGTCACTACAGGCGGTGTTGATACGTCTGTTTCTACAACAACAGGAGCAGATGCTGGCACTGTTACAGGTGATGTTACAGGTGGTGTCACAGGCGGCGACGTTACAGGCGGTACGACTACAGAAGGTGAAGTTACGACAGGAGGAACAGCCGCTACAGATACTAGTGGTACTGGCGGTTCTGATGTAGTAGATGCTGGAGTAGTAGGTACAGTTATAGCTGGTACAGTAACTGGAACTCAAGATCCCGGTGCTGGTTCTCCCGGTACAGATGGTCAAGACGGTACTGGGTCTGGCGATGGGAATGGCGGCGTAAGCGGTCCGACTGGTGGGGTTGGTACAGTTTCTGGTAGTGATTTTGACCCTTACGAATTTAAAGGTCTTTCATACCAAACACCGACAATACAAGAAATAATTCAAAATCCTAACGTTGATTACACGGCTTCTCTTAATCGTATTATTAACAAAGGTATGTTTGGAAACTTAATATGACATATTTAAATCTAGTAAACAACGTACTTAGGCGGTTGCGAGAAGATGAAGTAACCACTGTAAGTAGTGACTCGTACAGTGCTATGGTTGGTGATTATATTAACGATGCCAAACAGCTTGTAGAAAACACATGGGATTGGTCTAATCTTAGGTCTACTCTAACAATCTCTACAGTTGCTGATGACTACACTTACTCGTTAACTGGCTACCAAGACCAAGGTAAAATCTTAAATATTATTAATGATACATCTAATATTGTTATGGAGTACAGACCACAAGAATGGTTTGACGATAAGTTCTTAGTACAAACTCCTGCTTCTGGTGAACCTCAGTACTACACCTTTAGCGGTATTGACGGTTCTGGTGACGCACAGATTGATGTGTATCCCAAGCCTGATGGTGTTTATTCTTTGAAGATTAAAAGCGTTATTAGAAACGTAGAACTGACTAACGACAGCGATACGCTTGCTATTCCTAGCCAACCCGTAATCCATATGGCTATTGCTATGCTAGCCCGTGAACGTGGTGAGACAGGCGGTACATCAACACCAGAATACTTTGCTATTGCTGACAAGTATTTGTCTGATGCTATCGCTCTTGATGCACAAAAACATCCTGAAGAAACCATTTGGTACACTCCTTAAGGAGATTAGTGCGGAGATTAGTGTATGGCACAGCCACTACAAAGTATTAACTTAGTTGCTCCTGCGTTTAAGGGGATCAACACAGAGGATTCTCCTATTGCACAGGATCCGTCCTTTGCTGAAGTTGCAGATAACGCTATTATTGATAGACGAGGACGATTAGCAGCCCGAAAAGGTAATTCTGTTCTTACTACAAATAAAACAGTATTAGGCACTGATTACCTTCATAACATACACGAGTTCTACGACAATGCTGGTAACGAGGTAATCTTTAGTACTGGCAACAACAAGATTATGACAGGCACAACAACACTGGTTGACGCCACGCCGGGGTCATACACGATTAGTGCTAACGATTGGAAGATATTTAACTTTAACGATCATGCTTACTTTTTCCAACGTGGCTACGAGCCTCTCGTGTACAGCAACAGTCTTGGTGCAGTAACTAAAATGTCCAGTGTATCTGGTGCGTCTGTAGCAGCGGCACAGTACTGTCACGAAGCTATTGGTGCTTATGGTCGTGTGTGGTGCGTAGGTAACGCTACTGATGACAACACAATTTACTGGTCTGATCTTCTTAAAGGACACGATTTTACTGGTGGTTCTAGCGGGTCTATCGACGTATCTAAAGCGTGGCCTGATGGGTTTGATAAAATTGTAGCTATAGCGGCCCACAACGGACTGCTTGTTATTTTTGGTGAGCACAGTATTATTACATACGCAGGTGCAGAAAGTCCTGCTACTATGGTGTTGCAAGATACTATACCCAATGTAGGTTGTATTAGTAGAAAGACTGTACAAAACATTGGAACAGATTTACTTTTTTTAAGTGACGATGGTCTGCGTAGTTTAGGCAGGGCTATCCAAGAAAAGTCTTTGCCTTTATTAGATATAAGCAGAAATGTAAAACAAGAACTTATTGCATATATCTTAGCATCTACTTCTCCTATTACTTCTGTGTACAGCCCAGAAAACTATTTTTATTTACTTTCTTTTTCAGACCTAAACGTAACTTTTTGTTTTGACCTGAGAGGCGTTTTAGAAAACAACTCTTACAGAGTAACAAGATGGCCTAGTGTTGATTTTAAATCTTATCACAGACTTAAAAACGGTGACTTGTACATAGGTACAATAAATGGCGTTGGCAAATACTTTGGTTATTATGATAACAACCAAGCATATCGGTTTAGATACACAAGCCCCGGTTTAACTTTTGGTGATCCTTCTAAAATTAAAATATTAAAAAAAGTACGTCCTACAATTATTGGCGGTAACAACGCTAACATTATTTTGAAGTGGGCTTACGATTTTAAAACAGCAACTAACTCTAGAGTGTTTACCGTAAGCGACCTTATACCCGGTTTTTACGGAGAGTCAGAATTTAACATAGCACAGTTTTCTGAAGGTGAGATTGTTAACAGGACGGCGTTTAACACGACAGGTTACGGAACTGTAATAACTGTAGGGATTGAAACAGACATTAATGGTTACGGAATGTCTATACAAGAAATGAACGTATTAGCGTTAGTAGGTAAAACATTATGAATGGATTTAATACTCCTGTATTTCAAGAGCCAGCAACTGCAGCCAACCAAGCAACTGCAGCCAACCCTTTTCAATCTTTTTTAAGCGGGGCGCAGGGGTTGTTTGATACATTTGGTCGCCCTGTTTTGGGTGCTGCCGCTGTTATGAATGCTTATAATAACCTTGGCGGTATTGGTACTGCTGCTCAACAAGGCGCACAGGCTATTGCTACTCAGCAGTTAGAGCAGACTCAATTTCAACCTTTTGGTCTTACTACAGGCACTGGCTCAACTTTTGGTTACGATCCTGTATCAGGGCAAGCCACAATAGGTATAAGTGCTCCTGAACAAACAGCACAGGCTCTTGGATTAAACAGATACAATGAGCTAATGCAGATGGACCCTGAAGGTGCTGGTCGCATGGTAGGGCTAGGAAATACCTTAGCCACTACAGGTGAGACTATTCTTGGTCAACAAGCATTTGGTATACCTCAAGCAGAGTTAGCTTCTGGACAGGCTTACGGTATGGGCCAGCAGTTTATGCAAGGCGCTCAAACACAGCCTATGGATATTAACCTGTTGCGTGATCAGTTTGTTGGGCAGGTTCCCGGTATGTTGGCACAACAACCTAGCCAGCAGATTGGCGCGCTTGGCTCACAGGCTCTTAGTTTAGGCGCTGGAGGTCTACAAACAACAGCACCTCAAGATGTAGAGGCACTACGCAGACAGTACGGAGCGTTGGCTGGACAAGCAGCACAAGACGTCCTGATGCCTACAGGGGCTAGAGAACAGGATGTGTACAACCGTATCAGGGCTACACAGCTTGGAGAAGAAGAAAGACAAAGACTACAGTTAGAAGAGCGTCTTGCTAATCAAGGTCGTTTAGGTGTTCGTACTTCTATGTTTGGTGGTACGCCAGAACAACTTGCTTTGGCTAAAGCACAAGGAGAAACACAGAACCAAGCATCGTTGATGGCTATGCAACAGGCACAGCAAGAACGACAACAATCACTAGGCACTGCACAGGCTCTTGGTGGTATGTTTGGTCAACAGGCTGGTCTGTCTAACACGTTGCAAAGTGCGGCACAACAGAGAGCGGCACAGCTTTCACAACTAGGACTGTCTGCTAACCAGATTGAAAGCCAGCTTATGTCTGAAGGTCTAGGCAGGGC